ACTCTAACGGCGTAGCCCCCGATTGTGAGAAATAGCCCGTATCAAGTAGTCGAAAGACCAAAGCAGCGCAGCTCACACAAGGAGCGATTGTCCTACCTCCAAAAAGGAGGGAAAGTTACAGACGACAAAGGTACCCCGTGGGGTAGTCCTTTTATATGCGTCTGTTTATATTATGTCTTATGCGCAAGTAATTTCGTTTGACAGCCTCTATAAAGGCTTGAAAAAATCTTGTAAGGGTATTCGTTGGAAAGACAGCACCGTAGGCTATGAGGGAAACGCCTTAAAGAATACATACAAGCTGCGGCAGAGTCTATTAAACAACAAATACAAAATTGATAAATACCAACATTTTATTATAAACGAGCCAAAACGACGCGAGATAGTCGCTACAAGAATAAAAGACCGTCAATTCCAACGCTCATTATGCGACAACGGTTTTTATGAGCAAATAACAAAATCGTTTATTAGTGATAATTGCGCCTGCCTGGTAGGGCGCGGCGTAGATTACACATTAAATCGTATGACCGCACATTTACGGCGATATTATAGCAAATACGGCTCGGAGGGTTGGGTGTTAAAGTGCGATATACGCCATTATTTCCAAAGCATAGACCACAATGTAGCAAAGGCAGCTATTTATAAAAGAGTTACCGACAAAGAAATAGCAAAGCGCGCTTACGAAATTGTGGACTCTTTCGGTGATGTCGGGCTCGGGCTTGGCTCTCAAGTATCGCAGCTTATCGCCCTTGCTGTTCTTGACGACCTCGACCACTACATAAAAGAGCGATTGCACATTAAATATTATGTGCGTTATATGGACGATTTCGTGTTAATACACCCCGATAAAGAGTATTTGAAAAAATGCCGAGAGGATATAAGAAATAAACTACAAGCTATCGGATTGCAATTAAACAACAAGACGGCATTATATCCGTTACGCCAGGGCGTTAAAATTTTGCAATGGCGTTTTATTATTTCTGACTCGGGGCGAATTATTCGGAAAATGAACAAGAAAAAGCAGAGCAAGGAACGCCGAAAGCTCAAAAAGCTGTATGCAAAAGAGCAAAGCGGCGAGTATGCAGCGGGCACCGCCCGCAACTCGCTTAATTCTTGGCTTGTTAACGCCGACAGAGGCGACACCTACTATATACAACAAAAAATGTTGAAATTTTATAAAGACCTGGAGGAAAACTACAATGCAAAATGATTTTTACAAACGACTTGCAAGAGCCGAGGCAGTAGCTACCGCACAAAGAGCGGAGCTTATGGAAACATTGCAGCAGGCTTATAAGAGTGCTTGCAATGCAGGCAACGAAGCAGAGGCGGCAGACCTTGCCCGTGCAATTCGTAATAAGCTGCTTGACAATAGCGACAAAGAAATGTCCCTCGACAGACTTGGACTCGATACATCAACAGCGACAAAGTTTATAGCCTCGCTTGTAAAGGTATTTAGCGGAGCCTGGGCGCAATATCGCCAACAGTTAAGAGATATACCCGAGCAAGCGGGATTTCCTTTCAACATTACTTTCCCGACTCCGCCCGATAGCGCAGAGGAGGAATAAATGGAACTATGCGAAACAATAGAGCGACTTTGTAATATCGCTCAAGAGCAAGCCGAGATTATTAAAAAACAAGCCGAGATAATAGCGCAATACGAAGCTGTTAACAAAGCAGACCTCGACGAATTTACCGAGCGTGAAAGTGCGCTTAATAAGCAGCTTGCAGAAATAACCAAAGAATATACATAAGGAGTTTGCTATGCTTGACACATTTATTAAATGGCTTATACCGTTTCTTTGCGGTGCTGCCGTTTCTTTTGCAGGGAGTATGATAATACGCTTAAAAGCAATTAAAAACGGCTTACAATGCCTTTTGCGTGCCGAAATAATACGCTCACACGAAAAGTACAAAGAGCGCGGGTATTGTCCGATTTACGCAAAAGAGGCTTTAACTATGGCATATAATGCGTATCACGCATTAAAGGGCAATGATGTAGCAACTGAGCTATACAAAGAGTGCCTCGAGCTACCAACAGAGCCGCCCGAAAATAATAATGAGAGGAGGTAAAACGCTATGAAAGTTAAGACAGATACAATAGTGCGAGCTATTGTTCTTTTTATCACTTTATTAAACCAGGTTTTAACTATGCTCGGTAAAAATCCGTTACCATTTGCAGAGGACGAGCTGTACTCAACCATTACCGCCATTGCAACTATTGCGGCTGCGTTGTGGGCTTGGTGGAAAAACAACAGTTTTACGCCTGCGGCTATCAAAGCGGACGAGTATTTAACAGAGCTTAAAACCAACAACACAGAAACGGAGGAATAATCTTATTATGACTAACAACGAATTTACAGCAAAGCTGAAAGATATTGCGCTTAATTACAAGACACTCTATGTAATGGGCTGCTTCGGTGCTCCTATGACTGCAAGCAATAAAAAGCGTTATATCAATAACGGCTCACACAATAGCTATAACGCCCGAGCAGAGCGTAAAAGAATGATTAACGCCGCAAGTGCTGACACATTCGGATTTGATTGTGTTTGCTTAATCAAAGGCGTTTTGTGGGGTTGGAACGGCAACAAAAACAAAAACTACGGCGGAGCGAGATATGCCGTTAACGGTGTGCCCGATATTGGAGCCGACGAAATGATACGAAGATGTAAGGGAGTATCAACTGACTTTTCGAAAATTGAAATCGGCGAGGCAGTTTGGCTCCCTGGACATATAGGCGTATATATTGGAAACGGACTCGCTGTAGAATGTACGCCCGCTTGGAAAAACTGCGTACAGATTACAGCCTGTAACCGCAATGTCAGCGGCTATAATTGCCGTAATTGGCAAAAACACGGCAAGCTCCCTTATATTACCTATATTGCAAGTACGACAGCGGCAGCGCCTACACAGCCAACCTCAAGCAAAAAGAGCGTTGACGCTATCGCTAAAGAGGTTATAGCAGGCAAATGGGGTAACGGCGACGACCGTAAAAAGCGCCTCACAGCAGCAGGCTATAACTATTCAGCGGTACAAAAGAGAGTAAACGAGCTTTGTAAACAGCCCGCCTCAAGCAAAAAGAGCGTTGACGCTATCGCTAAAGAGGTTATAGCGGGCAAATGGGGCAACGGTGCCGAACGTAAAAAGAAGCTCACAGCAGCAGGCTACGACTATTCGGCAGTACAAAAGAGAGTCAACGCCTTACTTAAATAGTCCTCCTAAAATTAACATATAAAAAACGGCGGGATTGAGGGAAAACCTCGCCCGCCGTTTTTTCTTTGCAGAAAGGAGCCTTATATTATGGCAAATAAAAATACTTATAATATAACTTTTGTTGATAAATCATCAGATGTAAAAAAAACTATTGTCGGCTTATCGAAAACTGCATTGCGCGCCTCGGGAAAAGTAATAAGAAAGCACTTACGCGAAAATATCCCGTTACGCTCGAAGCGTTTTAAAAATCATATAGGCACCTGGGTAATGATTAACTATGCAACAGGACAGCCGACATTGCAAGTAGGTTTTTACTCCTGGCAAAGAGTAAAGAAAAAAGGTAAATTGCCCTCACACGCAAGCCCTTATTGGGTAGAGTTAGGAACGGCACCTCACACAATGCCTAAAGGAAATAAAGAGGGACGCTTTATGCGTTATGATGATATGATTTTCGGCTATAAAGTAAATCACCCTGGAACCAGGGCGACTAATGTATTGAGAAACACCGTGCAGGACAATATAAAAGAAATCCGCGCCGCACAAGAGGAATACTTAAAAGAAATAACAAATACTCTTGAAGCAGCAGGCTTAAAAATTGACAAAGGAAATGAATTTGAGGACGACGATTAAATAGTTTAATCTAATTTATGCCCACAATATGGGCAATATTCTTTTTTATCCTCAGAATGTGCTTTATCCTCGTTTATTTGTTCTGTGAAGCCTGCTGTTATTATACCCGTCGGAACGGCAACAAGTGCAATACCTAAAAACGCAATTACTGCGCTTAAAAATTTGCCTGCTGTCGTTATCGGGTAAATATCGCCATAACCTACCGTTGTAAAAGTTGCAACAGACCACCAAAGAGCAGAAAAAGCGTTATTAAATACCTCGGGTTGCGCCTCACTCTCTATGTTATACATCACAACCGACGAAATAACCATTAGAACCATTACAACAAATATTGCCGATAGTAATTGACTTTTCTTTCGTTTAAATACTTTAACAATAGAGGTTAAAGCGTCAGTATATCTATTGACTTTAAGCACTCTTAACAGCCTAAACATACGCAGTACACGGAGTATACGCAAGTCGATAGGTATTATAAAAGGCAGATAAAAAGGAATGATCGCGAGTAAATCTATTAGAGCCATAAAAGAAAAAATATATTTTATTCGGGCTTTTATAGGCGAAACATCACTGTATAATAAATCAGATGTATAAACACGCAAAAGATACTCTATTGTGAATATTACTATTGATACTATTTCAATATAGTAAAAAATACTTTTTATTGTAGCAGGCAAGGTAAATGTTTCTGCAATTACCATTATAATATTAACTATTATCAAAATAATAATTACAGCGTCAAAAATATTTCCTAATGTGTTTTTTTTAGTATCATCACGAATGACATTGTATATGCTCTTTTTAATACTATTCATCAAAAAGCCTCACAGCAAATAAAAAATGTGCGCAACCGAAGCCACGCACACTATAAAAATGCAAAGCTCTAATTGCTACCACACAAATTTATTTACGCTATAAGTAACGCAAAATCGAGCCTACACTTTTACCGAGGTAAAATGGGCTACTTATAGCATAATATATTAAAATTTGTGTGGTGTTTTCATTCTATCATAACCCGTATTTATTTTCAATATTTCTGCGAAAAAGTGCAAAAAAATCAAGAAAAACTATTGACATAGGCGTACGCCTATGATATAATATAGACAGAAAGGAGGGGAGCAGATAATGCAAGACATAACAAAAGCCTTGCAAGACCTGGCAAGAGCGGTCGAAAGTAACGACACCGTCCAAAGTGTAAAAGTTACAATAAACCTTAAAAAGCCAAAATCAAACAAGGCTAAAGCCGAGAGTAAATAACTCATAGGCAGGGACGGGGCGAAAGCCCCTCCCGTAAGCCTATTATAATATAGAATTATTCAAAAATCAATAGACAATGTATAGCAAGGAGGCTTGTTTATGAACATTGCAAAAGGCAGCAAAATATACAGCATAACCGAGCACATAAACAAATGGGTTGTGAAATCAGCAAGCGGCAAGTTGTCAATTTCCTTTGATGTATCAAAGGAGCTATGCAAAACAGAGGACGAGCTGCGCGAGTATGTTTTATCAAATGAAATGTTTTGAGGTGAGATTATGAGCGAACGCAAGCAAACGCCACAAGAGAGGTACGCCGCTAAATATAAAAAGCAATTTAAGATTGATTGCATAACAACTACTGAAAAAGACATTATAGAAAAACTCGAGAGCGTCCCCAATAAAGCGGGATATATAAAACAACTTATAAGAGCAGATATTGCAGCAAGCGAAGATAAAAACTAACCTTTAAGCCCGTTCCTATATTAAGGAGCGGGCTTTTTCATTTAATAAAACGGAGTGATTTTATTATGAGGCATTATAAGCATTTAACATTAACCGACCGCCGCAGTATTGAGGCGTGGCAACGAGTAGGTATAAAGCCGTATGTTATGGCTGAAAAGCTCGGCGTGCATATTAGCACCATATATAGAGAACTAAAGCGCGGGGAGTACGAGCACCTTAACAGCGATTATACTACAGAAAAGCGATACAGCGCCGATCTTGCCGAGCAAAGGTACCAGGAAAGCCTACGAGAAAAAGGAGCCGGGCTAAAAATTGGAACTGACAGGCAGTACGCAGATTATATCGAATTTAAAATAAAAGAGGAAAAATACTCGCCTGCCGCTGTTCTTGGTGAAATAAAAGCCCAGGGGTTAGAGTTTAACACAACTATATCGAAAACAACTCTATATAGTTATATTGATAAAGGCATTTTCCTTACACTAACAAATAAAGACTTGCCCGTAAAAAGAAATAAGACCAAACATAAGTATAATAAAGTTAAAGCAAAGCGAGCACCGAGAGGCACAAGCATAGAAAAACGCCCCGCAGAAATTGCGGAGCGTATAAATTTCGGACATTGGGAAATGGACTGCGTAGAGGGCAAAAAAGGAACAAAAAAAACATTACTTGTACTTACAGAGCGCTATACTCGCACTGAAATAATACGACTTATGCCCGACAAAACAACAAACAGCGTTATAAAGGCTCTTGACCGAATAGAGCGTAAATACGGCACAAAGAAATTTAAACAAATTTTCAAAACAATAACCGTTGACAATGGCTCCGAGTTTTCAGACTTTAACGGAATACAACGCAGTATCAGCAGCGGGCAGCGTACAACCGCTTATTATTGTCACCCGTACAGCTCATACGAGCGTGGCTCCAACGAAAACGCAAACAAACTCGTACGCCGCCATTATCCTAAAGGCGTTAGCTTTGAACGAGTGACAGCAAAAGAAATAAGCAAGCTCGAAAAATGGGTAAATCACTATCCGAGAAAAATATTTGATTATCATTGTTCAGCGGATATTTTAGAGGCTTGTTTAAACACTATTGCGGCTTAATTAAAATTTTTTGCACTTTTTCGCATTTACCCCTTGACTTTTCAATGTATGAATATTTTCAATAAATTGTTGACAAAACATCTGTATTGCTGTATCATTATCACAAAGTTAATATTCTTATCAAGAGTGGTTGAAGGAAGGGCCTTATGATACCACAGCAACCTGCTTTAGGGCAAGGTGCTAAATCCCGCGGTTTATCCGAGTGATGAGTATATTTCACACGCACTCATTCAGGGCGTGTTTTTTTGTTATTGGAGGAGTTTTTATGTCTAAACATTTATTTACAAGTGAATCCGTTACCAAGGGTCATCCAGATAAAATATGTGATCAGATTTCAGATGCAATACTTGATGCAATGATTGAACAGGATCCTATGAGCCGTGTTGCCTGTGAAACTACCTGCACAACAGGACAGGTTCTTGTTATGGGTGAAATCACATCAAATGCGCAGGTTGATATTCCGGCCATAGTACGCAAAACTATCTGCGAAATCGGATATGATGACGGAACTAAGGGGTTTGACGGTAACACCTGTGCTGTGCTTGTTGCTCTTGATAAACAGAGCACCGATATTGCGATGGGTGTTGATAAATCCTTTGAGCTTAAAAATGAAGAAGCTGACGAATATAATCTCAACGGAGCAGGCGATCAGGGTATGATGTTCGGTTATGCCTGTGATGAAACTGATGAACTGATGCCGCTTCCTATCAGCCTTGCCCATAAACTTGCCGTTAAGCTTACACAGGTGCGTGAGGACGGAACTTTGCCTTATCTTTATGCTGACGGAAAAACACAGGTTACTGTTGAATATGACGACGGCCGACCGGTTAGGGTTACAGCGGTTGTTGTTTCAAGCCAGCACAGTGCAGATGTAGAGCTTGAAACTCTGAGAGAGGACATTATAGATA